ATACCCCATTTATAAGATTTGGGATAGATTGACTGATGAGTGCCATTAAAGTGTTCTCCGTCCCTGTCTGTCGATGATAGCATATGTGTCATAATTATCAAAGATATTATTATCTTCTGTTATCTGGTCAAACTCTTTTAACTGTAATAATGCACTCTGCTCATCTCTTAGTTGAAAATCATGTAACGTACCTGAACCTACTACTCTATCTTGGAAAACTCTAGTAGCACGTAGTGTAATATATCTCTTAGCTACCTCAGGTAAGTCATCAAAGTTTAACTGTACTATGACATCTAAGTATACATTAGTACCTATGTTAAACGTGTGGTTCTTCTTGTCATACATCTTTAAACCACGTTGTACTAAGTCAGGACTCTGTGGTGCAAGTGTAGCATCTGCTCTTAATATATTATTAGGTAGAATTATTTCACCATCTGTACTTTGAGCAAAGCTTTTGTTTAATTCTTTGTTGAAGTGCCAACCCATAGATTGTACTTCTCTATCTATTGTGTTTAATATTGTTTCAGCAATCTCTGCTTCTATTAATCCAGAGTCTAAACTACTTACTGGTGCTTCTCCAATAGCAGATAACATAGTATTGACTGCATCTAGTTGTGTTGTTCCTGCCATTGCATTCTCCTATGCTTTCCATTTAGTTTTATTAGCCCAGTAAGCTGCAGATGTCTCACCCTTTTTAATATTCTTTTGGTGTCTATTCTTAAACGCATCACGTTGTTTTTTAGATTTATTAGTTTCAGCACCTTGTTCACCAAACCTAATCATCTTAGGCTTGTCTTGAGTTCCTATTAATACAGCATGTGACTTTGTTGAATGACTTGGAGTACGTTTAGGTATGCGTAAACCACTAATGGTTTCTCCCCTATACTCTATACTCATTTCTTTTTCTTTCCATACTTAGCCATTATAGCAGCTACTTGTTTCTTAGGTTTACCACCAAAGGACATCTTCTTACCAGTTTCTTTGGCTTCTTTTTTAGCTTTAGCTACACCTTCTTTAGTATACTTATATTTCTTTCCACCTACTTCTGGCATAATACACTCCAATAAAAATAGAGAGAGGCTCTAGAAACCCCTCCCTGTTATTATAATTAAACTTCAAGTAATCCAATACAAGCAGCAGGACGTAATACGTTATGTCCCATTGCATATTTGGCTACCATTAGTGTACCTTGTCTATTGATTTGGTACTCTGATTCCATACCTAAGTCTAGTAGCTTAACAGTAGCTACAGCTTCAGGTGTAAAGATAAAGCCTCTCATCTTAGAAGCAATAGCCACCATGTCTGCACCATCTACAGCAGCAGTTGGTAAGTCATAGTGAGTAGTTCTACCTGAACCAGCAGTGTTAGCTAGTGGAGCATTGTCAGAAGTCTTACCTTCATCAGCATCACCTGTAGTAAAGTTTACATATAGGTTAGATACTTTAGCATGGTTAGACATAATGACAGGCATTCCAGCAATCATAGGAACAGTAGCTCCTGCAAGATTACCGTTACCACCAAAGTCTTTATTCATATAAGTTAGCTTTGAACCGTCTGAAACATCTAGTAATGCGTAGTACTGGTCTGGAGCAAGAGCTACCACAGCACTGCTATGGTCAACGTTCTTGATATCAAACTCTTTCTTTGCATCAAAGATAGCTTTAGCTAGTTTAGCAGGGTCTATAGAATCTGCAGTAGCAGTACCAATAGTTACGTTATCAGTAAAGTCTTCTTCATCAAAGTCTTTATATCCTTGAACAAGACCTGCTGCTCTAGTTGCATTAGTTGATAATGCAGCTTTGGTTAACATTCTTGCAACGTTTCTATCAGCTTCATTAGCCAATGCAATACCAGCTTCTTTAGAGTAGATGCTTCTTACATCGTAATGATTCATAGCCTCATCAATGTTAGCAATGAACTGACTAGAGATGAGCAAGTCATCAATAGTTACAATTCTTTCACTAGCTCTGATGTTACCACCTGTAATCTCATTCCCAGGGGTTAGGTATTCAGCTGATGCTCTACCTGTCATAGGAAATGATGCAGATTTACCCTTACTAATTGTACGAGTTCTCACTTTGTCCATTAGGACTTTCTTTTCTTCAAATGCAGTTAGGACTTCCCCAGCATATAGCTTGAGGAACAGGTCTCTAACGTCACCTGTATTATTAGTTTGACCCTGAAAGCTTACGGTGTAAGCAGGGTTTGAAGCAGCTTGTGCCATTTTTTAATTACCTCTTAGTAGTTAAGTTGAGTTGAAATTACACTCAGCATTTCTACATCCTTTCTCCAAGATTGTCCCTCGCAAGGGGTCAGGGGTAATCGTTTGTCTTTAGCTTAGTGTGTAGGAATGATATCAGTTCCTTTTAAATACACCAAGTTAATCGTGTACTTAAAAGGAAGGGGGAATACTCCCCCAACCTGAACAACAATATTAGAACAGACTTGACCTTGCTAACTTATTAGCTACCTCTTGTCTGTAGGCAGGGTCATTTGCGTATCTAGGGTCTGCCATTGCAGCAGTCATTTGTGCTGTACTTTCAAATTTCCCACCTGAAGCTCCAGAACTATTAGTACCTTGTATAAGGTTTGGTTCTGCTTCAGAACGATAACGTGCAAACATCCCTTGAACAGCAAGCTCAATCATATTTTTATCTTGCGTATTCATTGTTGCGTTAAAGGCATCTATCTCATGTTCAGGTAAGTTTTCAGAAGCCCAGTTTATCATACCAGCATACTGTTCTTCCCCACCTGTTAATGAGAATACACCTTGTTTAGTGGATTCAGCAAGAGCATCTTGTCCTGCTATCCAAGAATCTACCAGAGGTTGAGAGAAACCTGCTTCTTGTAAAGCTTGATAAGCTTCCTCTGATAGTGTACCAGTATCAGCATACTCGTTTTGAAATGCTGAAAAATCTAGACCCTTACTATCTAATAGGTCTGCAACTTCAGATGGACTTTCAGTAGGGGATACGTCTGTTTCCTCTGTAGTTTCTTTAGGCTGACCAAGCTTTGATTCTAAAGATGCGTAAGCTTTAGCCATATCTTCTGGACTTTTAAACTTTTCAGGTAGCCATTCAGGACGTTCATCTACCTCTCCTACTCTTTCTCTGTCAAGCATAGCTTGTTGATGCTCTTCAGACTCTGGAGCTTCTGGTTGAAAAGTATTAATTGAATCTGCCATATATTATTATCCTTCTTCTACAGCAGCCTTTGCTAAATTAGGTGCAGCACCTTGTGCCATACCTGCTACTGTTTGTTGTTCTAACATTGCTTGTTGTTGTTGTTGCATCATCATCTGTTCTTGCATCTTCTGCTGTTCAGATTTAATTAAGCCAGAAGTATCAATTCCTAATGATGCTGCTAGTCTGTCTATATAATCATTTACATTCATCTCACTAGCAATAATCTCTTGACCTAATGGCTGTAGATATTGCAGGAATGTAGCTAATTTGTTTAAGTCTTGTCCACGTCCTAGTGCTTCAATACCTGTAACTACTGTAGGTTTGATGCTATCCTTAGGCATACGTGGCATTTTGCCTTGCTTCGTTAATGAATCAAGTAGTAAGTTTATTAAGGGTAACTGAAACTCTTGTGATAGTATAGAGTATACACCACCTAAAGAAGTCTCTAGTTCTTGTGCCATGAAACGTATCTCTTCTGCTGTAACACGTTCTGCCTGTCTTTGTACACTAGTGTTTAACAAGAAGGCTGCACTTAATCTATCGTTAATCATTCTCATAGTTTCTAATGCTACACGAAAGTCACTAGCTTTTTGTACTTGTAATGTTGAAACGTCATTAACATCACCTGCTATGAAAGCACCATTAGGAGCTTTAGCTAGACTACTAGACTTTGTTGTACCATTGGGACGTACAAGAAATAATACCTTAGAAGAAGCAGCTGAACCTTGTACGATAGACTGAGTTAAAGCTTCTAAACTACGTAGGTCACCTAAGTATTCTTCTATAAAACCTCTACCATAATCCTCACCATCAATACGTATGAACCGTAATGGTATATAAGGGTTTTGGTCTTTCTTAAACATGCCTCGTGAGTTAGGTACTTCTATACCTGCTACCTCTTGGTATACTTCCCACCCTTTATCAACTAGACATACCTTAGTATACAAGTCATAGTTCTTTACAGGTGAGTCTGACTCAGGTAAGTTTAAGACATTAAGACTTTCCTTAGTAATAACCTCAAGTAGGTTACCCATTGTATCACGTTTAGTAACATAACGGTCAGGTCTGTACACCTTCATACCACCTTCTTTAGGCATGTACACTAGTGAGTTACCTGTTACTATAAGGAGTTTAAGGGCTTCAAAAGCTGGTACTCTAATAGCTTTAGACTCTATTTCTGCCATAGCTGCACGTTCAATACGTGCTAGTCCTTCTTCAACTTGACCTCTGTTGTCACCAGCTATAGCTTGTAAATCAAAGTCATCAATAGTTAAACGAAAGAAAGGACTGTTAGGTGGTAATAAAGCAAGTAGTAATTTAGATGCTAAGTTATTTACACCTCTTGCTCCAATACCTTGATAAGGTGTAGGATATATAGACGAACTACTATGTCCTTCCTCTGGTAAAAGAGTAGGTATAGTTAGTTTAGCAGCTTCACGTCCTCTCTCAAGGAACGTATCTCGTTCACTTTCAAGTTGACCATAACGTTTAGCCACACTTCCTGTTTCCATTTCCATATCTTAATCCTTAGGTATACCCCCTTCTATAAAGGGCATTAGTTGAACTTTTTTCTTTTTATATTTACTGTCTGAGACAGCCTCAGTTGGTTCAGGTTCTTTATCATCAAAGGGCATAGTAGTATTCTGGTCTACCTCTTTAGAATCTCTACCTGTTAGCTTCTTCATTTCACCTGTATCTTTTGCAAGTAGTAAAGCTCCCATGATATTATCCCTTTGGTATTTGTAGACCTGAACCTGTGCTACCTGTTTGAGTTGAGTCAGTCATATTTAAGTCTGCTCTTAAACCTTTCTTGCCTGTCTTCTTTTTCTTTAATGTTGTACTCTCTAAATCTGTATCGTCTAACTCTATGTCTGGAGTTTTAGCCACAGCTGTGACAGGACGTGCAGGAGTAGGGAGTGGTTTTGGGCTGCTGCCCCCTAATAATCCACCCATATCTTATTCCTCTGTGTTAAAATCGTTGTTTTGTAATTCAACAAGCTTCTGTATTATAGATTGTTGACCCCTGAGAAAGCTTAGTTCTTCAGGGGACACTTGTTCTAACGGAAGTTTGTTAGGGTATAACATTTTTAGATGGTTAAGTAACCCATCTGTAATGTTAAAATCGTTGCCTAGTAATTTCATGTATGCAAACTTTCGCTAATGTTGTAACTTTAGATATCAACTATCTCACAACCATCAGCAGTACATGCTAATGTTTGGCTACTGTTGGTAGTATCTTTCTTTTCATATAACGATAAAGCAGACCAATCAATTTTAGTAGGCATCTGTTTCTTGAGGTCATTATACTCCTCCTCAGCTATGTCTTGATAAGGTGCTTGAGCATATGTGTGGTCACTATGAGGTAAGAAAGAAATACCTGAACATATGTCAAAGTTCTTGTATACCCATGCTCCTACTTCCATCCACTCAGCATCCTTAACTGTGATAGTAACAGAAGGTTTATGCTCACACCAGTTTAAGGCATAGTGTTTCCACAACTCTAGCTGTTCTATAGCAGTCATTACGTTACGTGTAACTGAACCACTAGGTGATTTAGTAGGGAAGCTAAACACTGTAGTAGAGTCAGGCTTCATTACACATGCTTCAGCAGGGATACCACTATCTTTTAAGAACATTGTTAGTGGGTCTTTATTATCTCCACGTACAGTTCTAATGTAGTAGTCACTATGTCTAGCATGAATACCTGAGGCACTATCAACTAACTGTGAGACAGTACCTGAAGGTTTGACACAGGTGATAGCAGCTGATTGCGGTATCTTTAAGATAGCAGAGTAGTAGATGTTAGTATCTATAGCTAGTTCCTTCATCTCTTTTAACCATGTCTTACTATCTAATGTCTTAGACAACACCATGTTATCCATGATACCTGTAAGTGAGACACCTAGTAATCTCTCTTGCTCTGTGTTCTCCTGCCATATCTTACGTAAGTAAGGCATGTGAGTAAAGGTAGATTGTATTGTACCCAGTATGGTAGCTAGTCTTACTTTCTTCTTAAGACTTTCTTTATCATCTGATGCACGTACAACAACCTCAGTTAAGTTACAGAACTGGTAGGGTCTTAGGATTATCTCTGAACAAGGATTAGTACCCCACTCATGTCCTGTTTCTCTACGTCCATTCATAGCTACATGTTTATCTGCTGCTACTCTTGAGAAGATACCTCTCTCACCTGACTTAGATTCTACTAAAGACAACCACTCTCTCATAAAACCTTCCATGTCAGGCTTGTCTGTATAGGCAACAGAGTTATTAGCTAGTGCTCTCTGTCCTTCATTCTCCCACCATTGACCTGACTTAGCTTTAGCCATACGTCCATCACTTAGGTTAGACAAGCTTATCATAGCTGAACGTCTAACACCACCTACAACTACGACCTCACCAATCTTACACATGATGTCATGGCACTCAATGGAGTTAAGCTTTCTACCTGCAGCACCTTTGAACTTCTCTACTACAAAGTTAAACAAGTCAATCAAAGGTTGTGCACCACTAGCTCTACCACCAAAGGTCTTGAGTCTAGCACCTGCAGGACGTACAGCAGACATGTCCCACTTAGGTATGTCACCTGTGTATAGATGTGACAATAACTTATGTAAAGCTTTTGCCCAACCTTCTTTACTATCTTCTACAAATACAACATCATTACTTTGCTGCATGTCAGCAGGGATGTCAGGTAGTTTAGATATTGATTGTCTTTCTACACTAAAGCCTACACCTGTGCCACATAGTAGGATAAACATAGCTTCATCAAAAGCACGTATGTGGTCAACAGGTAAGTAAGAGCAGTTGTAGATACAAGTGTTGTCTCTTTCAGCAGCAACTCCTGCAGTCATCAATGCTCTCATACTAGGCATAACTTGTAGATTAAGTATGGCTTCTTCTAGTTCTTCCCATACTTCAGGCTCTACTTTATCTGTACTTTTCTTTAAGAAGGACATGTATCTTCCTACAGTTTCATCCCATGTCTCTCTTCTGTTCTCTTCTTCTAACCATCTAGCATACCTACTAGTAGCTATAAATGTTTGGTAGTCTGTTGGTAATAAGTTGTTCATCTGTTATCCCCATTCCCTTGTATTGTTCCTCTTGCTTTACGGTCTGCTAGTTTATCTAAGTTCATCTCAGCTATGGTATCTAATCCATAACCTATGTCCCTAGCTATAGCAGCTATGTACCAAAGTACATCACCTAGTTCTCTTGCTAGGTTTTCTTTCTCATCTATGATTTGTTTATTATCTCTAATAATCTTCTTAACTTTTTCTGCTACCTCACCTGCTTCACCTGCTAGTCCAAGTGTAGGATACAGTATAGAAAACTTAGCATCATATATAGCTGTACTGTTTGCTTTAGTTTGATATGTTTTAAAATCCATTACCAGTTCTTCCCTTTAGTTTGTTCCATTAGTTCAATCATCTTAGTAAGATACCACTGTGCTTTCTTTGCATCTTGTATTGGGTCACCTTTAGCAAACAATCTAGTACTCAAGTACTTAATGACATTGCCTTGACAGTAACTGACTGCTTCCCACTCACCTAAGGCATCGACTATATAGTCTATAGTTTCTATCTTACCTTTGTTGTAGTGTGGTGGACTGTTAACCATATCTACTTTGGTGTCCATAGTTTTACCTCTCCTGTCTTCCTATTATATTCTCCATCACGTAGTATACGTGCTAGTCTAGCATTCTCTAAAGCTACTTCTTCTGATAGTCCTTGAGCTTTGAACGTATTGACAACAGTCTCCCACGTACAATTCCCCTTAAGAATCTTTTGAGCTTTAACAGCACCCACACTAGGACACCCTTTATAATTATCAGTAGTGTCCCCCACAAGTGTTTGATAGTAGAACTGGTAGTCAGCTTCTTCTTCAGTAATAGTAACCACTTCTCCATTAATCCAATGCTTTGCAGGTATAGTGAGTAAGTCCTTATCTGCAGACCATATAATATTTCTTTCACTTTGGCTACCAAGTATACCCAGTACGTCATCAGCTTCTAATCCTTT